CCAAAACGCCCACCAGGCAAATAAAGGGGGGGGGGCGCGCCCGCCCCGTCACGCCGCCGTCCGTCACCTCAGTGTATTCAGTGGGAAGTCTCTGCGGGAGCATACTTTTTCAGCACCTCTTCCGTCACCTTTGCGGAAGCACGGTTCAGGAACACCCACAGCGCACCTATCTCATCGGTGTCAAGACTGCCTGCATCGGTCACGCCTGCGTCATCGCCGAAATGCTCATTTACGAACTCATCGCCCAGATAAAGCTTTATGCCCTCCAGCGTAGCCTCTGCCGCCGTTACCGCATCGGGAGCCTTGACTATCTCGGCTGCAATGCGCCTTGTCTCCTGCACGAAATATGCAGTCTTTGTGGGTATCTCAACGCTTTTGCCGTATATGGTAACGGCAGTGGGGTTCCTTTCGTAGTTAAATTCCATGTTATTCCTCCGTATTTACAGCTTTGCTTTCGGAATTGGCAGAAGCAGCTTCGGCAGTATCCACAGTAAATGTTCCGCCGTCGCCCGATGTGGCAGGAGCAAACTTGCCGATAACAGGGTCGCCCAGACCGTTGAACGCACCCGAAAGCTTCATCTTATTGTTGTTTTCGGAAGTGCCTGAGGGAGCGACCGCACAGGTCTCCATGCGTGCCACATAACCGCCGCCCGAAACAGCGTTGAACTTTTCCACCGTCAGTATCTTTACAAGGCAGTCGCCCAGCACCTTGCGGTTTTTGTATATCTCATACACCTTTTTGATGGTGGGGTCGGAATACATAAGGTCGCACTCAAAGTTGTATGCGGTCTTGTAGCTTGTGGTGTCGGTGCTTTCGGTATCCATGTTGATGTACTTGGTGCTTTCCGTCTGAGCGGAAGTTGCGTCATCGAACTTTGACCAGCCGTCACCCATTCTTGCCCACTGAGGCGTTTCACTGGAGCTTACGTCCATGTAATGTTCCAGCTGGGTCCTTTTAACTATCGTATTTGACATTAACAAACATTCCTTTCTTCAATGTATTCAAGAGTTATGCTCATCTGATACGTGCATTTCTTACCGTCCTTTTCGTACTCAAAAGGTACAGCTCCGTCCATGCGTATATCCTGAGCCGTGCGGTATTCGGGGAGAGCGGGAAGCTCCTGCACGTTCAAAAACCACCTGCGCAGATCGTCAAGAAAAGCGCTGGTCTGTATCCTGCGCAGGTCATCGTCCGACAGGCTGCCCAGGAAGAGAGAGGCGTGCATGGCTTTAAGCTCGCTGCCGCAGAGATATGTTTGCAATACCTCAGTGCTGTCCTCCACAATTCCCGCACAGTCGATGTCATCGCTGCGGAAATTCACCTGCATGGTGTAATCTGCCAGCAAAGGGCAGCCGCAGAGGAAGTCCCACAGGGATTCAATAACGGAATCAGCCACGATATCTGCACCCCGCTATCTGAGCAGCCCCTGCAAGGATAGTGTGAACGTGAGCTGCTTTCATTCTCTCGAACCACAGCCGTCCTCTCAGACCGCCTCTTGCGGTGCCGCTTGCCCCATGTCCGCTGTTGCTGTAGTAATTTTTTCGGGCATATGGAGCGGTATAAACAAGCTCACCTGAGCCTATCACCGTGCCTCTTATGCCTGAGCGGATAAGCTCGCCTGTGTCCTTGGGGGTGTACCTGTCGCAGCGCCTCAGGCATTCGCTGTCTATGAATTTCTGTACAGACCCGCCCTGCGCCAGCCTGTGATTTATGCAGATCTGTTCAGCGCTCATGGGCTTGAAAACTATCATCTTATCACTCCTATCTTACTCCCAGCATTATGTGCCGCATATTTTGGGAACCGAAGTTGTTCACCGTTATGCTGTGTACGTGCAGGCCGCTGTACAGCTCCTTGTCGGTGGGGTCACTCATTTCCCCGAAAAATATGTAGTCGCCTTTTCGGATATCGGCAGCGATGTCGGGGATAAATACCTTGGCAGTGTCGGCGTTTTCCTCGCCGTATTTTTGCCCTTCATAGGCTTTGCCCTCCTGCCACATGCAGGGGAATGTGCCTGCCTTTAAGACAGTCTTTCCCGCCGTCCTGAAAACGGTGCATATGCCGTTGGTTATCATCACCCACACCCCCTAAACATCAGCTTCACGCCGCCTGCATAAACATTTCCCAGATATATCTTCACCGCATTGTACCTCGCCGAAGATACTTCCGCCTGAGACCTGTCGCCGTAGGTAACAGAATAGCTGCCTATGGTCTCGGACTTCACATCTGCCGCCCTGCCGCATGAATACATATCATCAGCGCAGGCGCAGCAGGCACGGCGTATCTTGCCGCCAATGTTTTCGTCCGCCAGAAGCTCGGGAGTTATCCTGTCGAATGTAACAGCGTCAATATAAGCAGAGGCAGGCTCCGCAAATCTTGCAAAGTCCGCCTCGCTCATGGTGCCGTGAAAAACCTCGCTGTAAAACTTGTAATCAGCGTATGCCATTCTCAGCTCCTTTGCTGAAATTCAGCAGTCAGGCGTGAGAGCAGTAAATGCCCGCAGCCTTGGAGGGATAAACACTGCACAGACCATAGCTGCGGTAGCCGTATTTCCAGCTGTCCGCATCGGGATTTGCCGCAGGGGAAATGATCTTGGGTACAGCGTGCTTGGTGAACTGGAGCACCGCTCCCTTGTGAACTATCATAAAGTTGATGTTCTTGCCATCAGTGTCCTTGGCATAGCCGCCGTCAGTCTCCCCCGATGTGGTGCCGTCATTGAGCTTTATCTTGGTGTAAAATCTGGACTGGGGAACAGTCACTATCTTGTCAAAGGAAGCAAGCACCGCACGGGATTTTGTGGTGTCCATGTCGTCGATAAGTCCTTTTAGCACGGGAGTGATGAACAGCACTCTGTCCTCGGAAGGAACCTCCGCCGCATCAAGAGCAGATACCGCAGTTCTCACCGCAGCCACAGCGTCCGCACCTGTGGAAAGCGCCGCAGATGCGGAGCCGATGCCCGTTGTGCCCGCAAAGGAAGCAAAGCGGAAGGCATCAAGCTCAGGCACAGCCTTTGTGCGCACAAACTCCCCCGCAAGGGAACCGAAAGCAATGCTCTGGCTCTCCTCGTTGTCCATAGCATCAACGCTGAACATACGTCCTCTCTCGTAGTTGAACTGAACAGTCTGCCACGAAAGGGAAACATCGCCAGCCACATATCCGCTTGAACGGGAGTAGTCTGCAAGCCCGTCCATGGTGAGCTTGGGAATAACTATCTCGTTGGCATTTGCTCCCTCTCTTGCAAGGGAAGCGTCCGACTCAAGAACAGCAGTTCTCGCATTTTCCTTGTACGCCTCATCAAGAAGCGCAGCGTATTTCTTAGCAAGTGTAATTGTGTTAGCCATAATTTTTACCTTTCCTTTCAAATTTCATTTTGATTTGTCAGTGAATTACTTAAGTCCGAAAGCCCTGCGCAGTACATCATCACCGTTCCCTTCCCTGCGTGACCTTACTCCCGTGGATATCTTCTGACCCGAGCCGCCGAATTTAGATATCCTGCCGAATATATCTCTCGCCGCCTCTTCAAAGCTCACTCCCCCCACAGCACGGGCGGAAGCCGCACAGATAATGTCCTCCGCCAGCTCACGGGGAATGCCCTCCCTCTCGCAGAAAAGCTGATTGCGAAGCTTTGCATTTTCAGCCGTCAGAGCCGCCACCTGCTCTTCAAGGACATGGATATCAGCTGCGTCAGCAACGTCAGCTGCGTCAGCAACGTCAACATCTCCATTTCCCTCATCGGGAGAGATATCCCCACCCATATCTGTAATTTCATTTACAGACTTCTCGTTTTCTTCATTCATACCTTTTCCTCCTTTTTGATCCTTTCTATCTCAGCCAGTGCGTCCTCCTCCGAGCAGTCCAGCACAGCCATGACTGCCGAAAGCCTGCTTTTAAGCCCCGCCGACACAAGCCTTACGTTCTGGTCGATTATCTCGCCCTTATCCACCGTCTGCCTGTCGGAAAAAACCACCCTGACGGAAATATCACCCTTTGGTATCTCGCCGCACAGCATTCCGCATCGGATAATGCTCTTCACCGTGCTTTCGATAAGCTCCGCCGCAAGGCACCTGTTCTGCTGCATTGTGATCTCCGTGCGTGTCTCCATGCTCTTGACCTCAGCCGCCGTTTTAAGTCCGCCCGAGGTGCTGAACGAAAGCGTTCCCGATGAAAGCCCCGTCTGGAAGCAGAGAATATCAAGCAGCGCATTTATAGCGTCAACGTGCTCCGAAACTCTCAGCTCGCAGGTGTTGTCGGATATTTTCAGGTCCTTTTCCTCGTCGCATTTAAGCGCCTGATACACTTCATCGTCCGTGTCGAAATACCTGCTTATCCTGCCCGTGTCGGGGTCAACCACCGTCCTTATGCAAGATGAGGGCACGATTATCCTCTTGCGCCCCAGCACAAACTCCCGTGAGAAGCTGTCAAATGCGATGTCGAGAGCTTTCAGAGTGTCGGTGCAGTTTGCAAAGCAGCTCAGCCCCAGCATGGTCTCATCGGAGAGATTGTTCGCCCCCGCAGGTCGGAAGTACCCGAAAAGCGGCTCGCAGATGTCATACTCCGAATGTTCCGAAAGCCCATC